TGGCGTCGCAACGCGACGGCATCCGACTCTTCCGAGGCAACTGGACCCAACCATACCTGGACAAGGTCGAAGGCTTCCCAGAGCAAGGTCTCGACGAAGGCGACGCGACGAGCGGCGCGTGGAGCTACCTAGAGGCGCACCCGCCCGGGATGTCGATCGGGCTCCTAGACGCGAGCGGCACGCCCGTCCGAGCCCAGATCCAGGATATGCACCCGGCCGATCGGCCGGAAACGGTCGAATCTGGAAAAGATCGCGCCGGCAACTGGACCCCGTAAGCCCCGTTCCAGTAGACGACTATAGATTTCTATAGACGTAGGTAGATTTCGGGCGGAGGTTCGGTATAGTAGGGGCATGTCAACCAGCGAAAGCGCGTCCTTCTCCGCTCCGGTCGCCCAGACCAACAACCCCAACGTCGCCGGGAGCTTGGCGTCCAAGAAGATCCGATTCGGTCCTTTCGGTCGCTACGCTGTCTTCGCCGCCCACACGCGCTTCGACGCGGTCGAGTGGATGGTCGCCGACGCCGAGAAGGTCGATGAGGTCACCGAAGGCCCCGCGGTCATCCGCCAGGGCGCGACCTTCGACGAGGTCGTCGAGGGCGTCGACGACTCGCACGACGACGACCAGAACGGGCGCGGCGCGACCCGCCTCAACTCGTTCGCCAAGAGGACCTAGTCAACCCGGCGGTGGGACCGCCTCAATGCGACCCGGCGCTCTCCGGGCCAACCTCCGAAAGGAACCTTCTGCTATGTCACACGAAATCGAATCTGCATTCTTCGTCAAGGAAGCCGCTTGGCACCGTCTCGGCACCGTCCTCGAAAACGCCCCGACCATCGAGCAGGCGCTCGCCGTCGCCGGCCTCGACTGGGACGTCGTCCAGCGCCCGCTCTTCGTCGAGTCGACGAGCGACACGTTGCCCAACCTCGACCTCGACGCCGTGATGTCGATGGGCGAGCCCGACCCGATCGCGACGCGCTTGGAGGTGCCGGGCTTCGTCGCCCAGTATCGCAAGACCGACGACAGCTTCCTCGGGATCGTCACCAACAACTACACGACGCTCCAGAACATCGAGGCGCTCGCCGCCTACGCGCCGCTCGTCGAGAGCGGCGACCTGATCCTCGAAGCCGGCGGCTCGCTGATGGGCGGCAAGAAGTGCTGGCTCTTGGCGCGCTTCGCCGACAACGCCGAGGTCAAGGACGGCGACGTGCTGCTGCCCTACATGCTGATCGCTTGGGGCCACGACGGCAAGTCGGGCGTCCTCCAGGCGCTCACTATCACGCGCGTCGTCTGCTGGAACACGCTCCAGGCCGCCGGCTTCAAGGAGGGCAACCCCTTGAAGGGCGAGCAGTCATCGGACCGCATCACCGTCGCGCACACCGGCGACGTCGCCAAGAAGGTCGCGACCGCCGCCAAGTCGCTCGTCATCGCTCGCGCCTCGTTCGCGTCGAGCGTCGAGGTCTACCGCGCGATGGCCGACAAGGCCGTCGACGTCCAGACCGTCAAGGACTTCGCCCGCGAGGTCTTCGACGAGGACTACGTCAAGGCGATGAACCTGCTGCCGAAGCTCAAGGCCAAGGCGATCGAGGCGGACGAGCACAAGAAGAAGCTCATGGCCGACGCCATCGACCAGCTCCAGGCGCTCGTCGACGACCGCGCCGCCAACCCGTCGCGCGTCGAGCGCGCGATCGTCAAGAGCTTCGAAGAGGGGCCGGGCCACGAGCTGGCCGGCTCGACGGTCTACGGTCTCGCCAACGCGGCGACCGACTACATCGACCACGACCGCTCCAACGGCGACGAGGCGTCGGTCAAGTCGTCCTGGTTCGGCTCCGGTGCCGGCCTGCGGAAGAAGTCGTTCGACGCCGCGCTCGCTCTGCTCGGCTAGCAGAAATCCAAACGGTCCTACGCGGCCCCGCATCCACGAGTTGGGTGCGGGGCCGCGCTCGTTTCCGATAAGGTCCGAGCGTAGACACTTTGGAGGCCGCCCGGGCTTCGTGCGGTTGTTGGCGAGATGGCTGCACGGGAGGGGCCAGGGCGGTCCCCTCTTCCCCTCGGCGGTGGCTGGTGCTAGGGTCGCGAGCCCAAAGTCAACCCCCAGGAGGAATCCGTGACGACCCAGCCGCACCCCATCCACAAGATCCTCGGCGACCAAGCCGCGCTCGCCAAGAAGGAAACCGCCCGCTACGACGCCTGCAAGAACGCCGTCGAGCCGATCGACGCCGCGCGCCCCACGACCCACGAGGGCACCCAGGCGCGAGCCAAGGCCTACCGCTCGGGCCGGCTGCGGTCCCAGAAGCAGGAGGACATCAGGACCGACAAGATCAAGGCCGAGCAGGCCGCCGCCGGGACGGTCTCAGAGCCGGATCTCGGCGATGTCGTCGAGGCGGCCGAGACCCTAGTCGATGAGCCGGCCGCGCCGCTCGTCGATGAGTCGGCCGAGTTGGCCGAGGCCGTCGAGGCCGAGACGGCCGACGCGATCGTCAACGGCGAAGACCTACTCGACTGAGCAGGCCCCGCACCCACAATCCCTGAGTCGAGATGCAAGAGCTACGACAGCGCAACCACTCCCAGCAACTCTACGTCCGTGCGCTGTCGCAGGCGTTCCGCAACGGCATCCAGCTCCACGATCCGTCGATCTGGTTGCTGCGCGAGCCCGAGGTCGAGGAGAAGATGCTCCGCGACGCGGACATCAGGCACGCCATCGGCTACCGCCGTCACCTCATCGCCGGCCGCAAGTGGAACGTCACGCCGAGCGTCGAGGGCTCGCCGCGCTCCGACATGTCGGTCCACATCGCGACCGAGATGCTCAAGCGCATCGAGCAGTTCACGCGAGCGCGGCTCAACCTCTCGCGTGCGTTCTTCTCGGGCGCGCGTTTCTCGAGGATCATCACCGAGCCGATGGAGATGGACATCGGCGACGGCCGCGTGCGGACTTGGTTGATGCCGGTCGACCTCATCGACGAAGACAAGCGAATGTATCGCATCGGCCTCGACCCGCAGAAGTTCGACGACGGCGGCGGCCGCGTCATCAAGACGCACTGGGAGCGGTGGGACATCGCCGGCGACGACTTCGTCAACATGACCAAGGCCGAGTTCGACGCGACCTTGCGCCACGTCTACGAGGACGACCAAGCCGCGCTCGGACATGGCACTGCCCTTCGCGAGGCGCTTGGTTGGTGGTGGTATGCGAAGACCCATGTGTTTCAAGAATCGCTGCAAGCTGTCGAACGGTTCGCGCAAGGAATCATCCACGCCAAGATCGACGGCGTCCGCGACGCCGACGGCCGACCCAACACGCAGCTCGTCGCCGAATGGCAGTCGGTCCTCGAAGACTTGCGCTCGCGACACGTCCTCGTCTCGGACAAGAACGACGACATCGAGGTCATCAGCGGCAGCTCGGAAGGGCACCAGCTCTTGTCCGACATCCGCGCCGAGCTGCGCAACACAATCTACACGCTTGTCATGGGCGCCAACCTCACGACGGCGGCTTCCGAGGGCGGCAGCTACGCACTCGCCGAGGTCCAAGAGAACTCGACCGAGGCGTTGCTGCGCTACGATCGCGAGACGTTGCAGGAGATGCTCTCGGCGCAACTGATCGGCTACCTCTGGCGCGCCAACTGGGCGAACCTCGTGGAGTTGAAGGTCGAGAAGGAGCGTCCCAACTTCGCGATCTCGGCCGAGAAGGTCCTCGACCCGAAGGAGCGAGCACTCATCGCGCAGATCGCGAACCAGATGGGAGTGAAGATCAGCCGCGACGACTTCTTGGAGCAGATCGGCTACCGCATCCCCGAGGACGGCGAAGATGTCATCGAGCCCGTGCTCCAAGCCGGCGTGCTCCCGAGCGGCGTCGACTCCAGCGGCAACATGTTCGCCGACCTCGGCATGGACGATGCGTTCACCGCCGCCGGCGACGGTGTCGCTGGGCTGTCCGACGCGGGCGCGAGCGAGCCGGCGACGATCCAAGACTCGGCCCTCAACGGCGCGCAGGTTCAAGCCGCCGCCGAGATCATCGACCGCGTCGTCGCCAACACCCTGCCGCCCAACACGGCGATCCTCATGCTGACGTCGATGTTCCAGATGGACCACGGCGTCGCGACGACGATGGTCACCGATGCGGCCGCGTTCCAACCGGCCGGGCCGGTCGGCGCTCCACCGCCGCCGCCGGGCGAGGCGGCGCTACTGACGTGAGACTCGACGTCGGTCAATTCCTCGACGACGTGACCGAGCGGTCCGCCGTCCACTACGTCGACGCGGTCAACGAGATGTCGGCCAACGCGATGGTCGGGAACGCGCCCGGCTTGCGCGCGGCCCGGTTGGAGCTGGAGGGGGTGATCCGCGAGACGGTCGGGACCGCCGAGATTCTAGGGGCCGGCATCACGTTGCAGAAGTCGGCCTCGGTTCTCGGCGGCACCGGCGCGTCGTTGCGCGGCGACCGCTCGCGCATGGTCGCGTTCGCCGGCACGACGATCCAAACCGTCCTGCCGCACCACACGTTCAACGAGGCCATCGAGGCGCTCGTAGACCGGACGCCCAAGACGATCCGCGCCGCCGCCGAGCGGACCGCCCAAGCCATCGCCAAGCTCTACGGCGAGTCGTCCCAACCGATCATCGCCTTCGCCCGCGCGGCCGAGGCGTCAGTGACAAAGCACGCCCAGGCGACGATCGCCGACCTCATCCGCTCGGGCTCGTCCGAGGTCGACGCCGGCGCGCGTCTCGCCAAGGACATCAACGCGATGCGGAAGCGGTCGCGCAAGTGGAGCGCGAGCTACTCGCGGATGGTGTTCAGGACCAACGTCAACACCGGCGCGACCGCCGGCCGCTTCCGTCAAGCTCGCGACCCCGACATCGCCGAGGTCATCCCGGGTTTCGTCATCGACGCGATCTTGGACAGCGACACCCGCTCCAACCACGCGGCCGCCAACGGGATCAGGATGAAGACCCGCGACCCGCGCTGGGCGCACCTCGCCTGTCCGCTCGGTTGGAATTGCCGTTGCGACCTCGTCGAGGTTACAGTCTTCGACGACACCGACTGGACCCGCAACATCCCGGGCGGCGCTCACCCCGACGCCGGCTTCCGCCACGGCGGCCGCCCCGACCTCATGCTCGCGGGGAAGTCATGACCGAGAAGTGGGACAAGCTCAAGCCGCAGATCGAGCGCATCTGCCTACGCAAGGGGATCGCCCCAGTCGCCAACGCTATTCCAGCGGACCGGACAACGGTGTATCGTCTGCTGAACGACTCGACCGCCCAGCCATCGCGAGCGGTCGAGGCCGGCATCGAACGGATCGTCAAACGCGAAGGCCAACCCGAGGACTGAACCATGACCGCAGTAGCCAACGACTTCGACAACAACGCCGAAGGCGGAATCACGAGCAAGAACTCGGTCGTCCAGTTCGACCGCGCCAACACCGCCACGGCCTACGAGGCCGGCGACGTGATCTCGGACCAAGCCTCGATCGACACGGGAGCCAACGCGCTCCAGTTCAAGAACGTCGGCAAGGGTGGCCGCCTCGACCACGCGATGGTCTGCATGGAGGAGGATGACACCGCCAACCTGGAGCTGTGGGTATTCGACTCCGAGCCGACCGGCCAAGTCGACAACGTCGCGCTCGCGCTCGTCGCCGCCGACATGGCGAAGCTCGTCTGCGTCTACTCGTTCGCCGACGCGGCCAAGAAGAGCGGCGGCGGTTTCCAAGCCTACGTCGCGACGCTCGACACCGAGGGCGCGAACATCAAACGCTATTGCTGCGCGGCCGGCGAGACGCTATGGGGCCTCCTGGTGACGCGCTCGGCCTTCACGCCGACGGCCTCGGGCCAGTTCACCGTATCCCTCGAAGTCCAGGCAGACTGATGGAAGCAGCACAACTCGAAGGCACGATCTCGGGTTACCGCGCGGCGCTCACCGATGAGGGCCTCGTCGTCTACGACGTCCCGATCTTCGCGGCGTGCGCGTTCGACGCCGGCAAGGAGGTCGTCAACTTCGACGCAAAGTGGGTGAAGCGCGCGTTCAAGACGGCGGTCTACAAACAGCGCGTCGAGAACTACAAGCCGCCGATGCATATCCGCCACCACGACAAGGAGTCGGCGGCCAACGACACCGTCCGAAAGGCCGGCTACTTCAAGCACCGGCGCATCGGCACGATTCGTCTCGACGGCAAGGTGCTGCCCGGTATCTACGCCGACCTCGTGTTCACCGACCCGAGCGCGCAGTGGGAAGTCAGGACCAACCAGCTCAACTATCGGTCGGTCGAGATCTTCGACTACCGCGATGCCCCGATCATCAACGGGCTCGCTCTGCTGGACCACGAGGCCCCGCACCTGGAGCTTCCCATGCTCCAAATCGAAGGCCCAGTCGAGGATCTGCGGACCCCTGACGGTGTTGCAAATGCAAATTTCCAAGCGCCGGCCCCAGCCGTCCGCGCCCAGATGGTATGTTTCCGGCGAACCGGCTCGAAGGCCTTCGTCACATTCAAGGATGACTCGATGAAAACACCCGAACAAATCGCAGAGGAAGCCGAGGCCGCAGAGGCCGCACGCATCGCCAACCTGGGTGGCACCGAAGTCGGCACCGCCACGGCCAATCTCTCCAGCGACGGCGACGACGATGACGCCAACCTGTCCGACGACTCGGACGGCGACGACGACGCCAACCTCGAAGGCGACGACGGCGAAGGCGGCGGCGACGGCATCGACTGGGAGGCAGTCGCCAAGGCGCTGGAGTCCGGTGAGATCATGGCGAAGGATCTGGAACTAGTAACGGC